TTCTATAGTAAACGGATATTTCAAGTGAAGTATCCTCACCATCTGCAAAGTATGGAGTGGACAATGGGGCTACATATAGATCCGTTATAGCGGCTATACGTACCTGTTTACTTAGTTCCATCATGGCATCTACTTTAAATTCTGAGAATATTAAGTCATCCACAGGCTCATACATAAGATCATTTGCCCCAGCGCCATACCCTGCTCTCATAGTTCGTTCAAACTTTGAGGTTACTAAAACATCTAGGATTTGTTGGCGAGCAATGATGTTTTGATCTAGCACATGCGCAACCCGTCCCGACGGTGCTATTTGAAATGGTGTTTTAATGGTTGACATTATTTATCCAAAAATCCTTTAAAGTAGTGCCTTTGTGTGCTAAATAGAGGTGTACCCACAATACCACTTGCTTTAGTATGGCATATTTGCTGCATTATTAGGCCCCCGCCAAGATGATGTAGTTAATTGTCATTGTTGGCTGCATAACACTATGCGCTGAGGCAGCATTAGCAGCAGTATTATCATTATTGGTGATAGACACACTGCTTGTAACTGAGTGAGTATGTGCGTCTTCGTTAACATTGGTGATAGACACATTGCTTGTAACGCTATGATTATGGTCGCCTACTCCATAAATAGGACCAGTACTTGTAGCGTATGTTCCACCACCCGCTGATGCTTCGTTTGTATTGTTGTGGGTGCTTGTAGCGGCACCAGTTCTCAAGCCAATTGTGTGACTATGCGCACCAGCGTCACCAGAAGTGACAGCATTGTTTGTTACTGTATTTGCGTGTTGGTGAGCAGACCCTGCACCAGAAGTGACAGCATTATTTGTTACAGTATTAGCATGCTGGTGAGCAGGAAGTCCTGACTGAGCCGCAGTCAAAGTAACTGTTTCAGCGCCAGTAGTCGTACCCAAATTATTAGCGGTACTTAAACGAAGGGCATCAGTACCCCCCATATTGTCAAGACCAGCAATGGTCCGACCTCGCAAGTCGGGAAGGCGAAAATCAGTTCCTGCTTCTCCACCAGTATTATAAGTGGTTGAAATAATGGAAAAAAGCGATGCGTAAGTTGTTCTAGATACTGTTTGTCCGTAACACATTAACCAGTTATTTGGTGCAGTAGAACCAGCGTAAGCAGTTATCATTCCGATAGGACTCGCAGCGTATAGTGGTGCTTTAAGTGCAAGGGCTGTTGTCAAAGTTGTAGCGTATGAAGCGTCATTATTGATTGCTGATGCAAGTTCAGTTAATGTGTTTAATGCGGTTGGTGCCCCACCAACTAACGCAGTAATCTCCTGTTGAACAAAAGAAGTCGTAGCCAATTGGGCAGTGTTGGTTGTTGTGAGAGCCAAAGGAGCACTTGGGGTACCAGTAAAAGTAGGATTGAGAAGTGGGGCTTTAGTATCTATCTGTGCCTGAATGGCTGTCAAAGATGTGACAGGATCAGGGGCTACCTGTAGCCAAAACACATTGGTAAGGTTTTCATCATCAGCGGTAACTACTATTTGTGATCCAATTTCAGGAACTGTCCAAACTCCATTAGCCGCTGATCTACCAATGTACGAGATGTCTAGGACGCTGTCAGCCCCTGAAAGAACAGGGACACGCACCTTTATAAGGCCAGTAGTGCTATCGGAGTAGTGCACTACTGCTCGGTATACAGGGTTCTCAAACATAGATGTCTCCAAAGTCTACAGAGGATACCCAATGTGCTTTAGAAATCTGTGGCACGGGAGGAGTTTTAAAAGCACTCCCAGGTACTGATCCATACTGCTTTCCTGTAGTTGAGTCTGTTGATATTTCTAACTCAGACACATAGTTAGATCGGGATATCGTATGTTTGATACCACGCACCAACCAGAACCCATCAAAGTTAGAAGCATACTTATCAATTTTAACAACAGAGCCAGGTACGGGATCAGGTATACCAGTAGTCACAACAGTGGCATTATACGGATAGGTAGTTTTTGTTGATGCTTCTACAACTTTATTTAACATTTCTTGAGATACTACGTTTGCGGTAGCCTCTGCTCCTTTTACACGTTCTACAAGTTCTCCATATTTAGAAAAGGACTCGTCACTAGTAGAGCCTTTTACAAGTTTTCCTGCTGAATCAAGACCTACAAAATCATAGTTGTAGACTGTTCCATCTAAAGTTGTATTTCCAAATAGTCCTTTGAACTCCATAATACGTCCAGGTGCATACTGAATATCACCACTAGCACCTTTTACAGTAACCAGTTCTGCGTATGGAAGTTGTCTAGATATTGTTTTGTAAGGATCATATACGTGGATGTGGGTTGCAGAGGTTGTTAGAGAGTAACCAATGGTTTGACACGCTTTGAGCAACAACTCCCAGTCGGATATTCCATTTTGTAATAAGCGTTGCCAAACAAAAGAATCGGCTGGTACAGCGTATGAGTAACCATAGGATGTAGCAATCTTTTCTACTAGTTGTGGAAGAGTTACTTTTTCCCAAGTTCTATGTTTAGGTAAAGACAGATCATCAGATGCTCCCATACAAGTAGCAACAGCAGATTGAACAGGGCTATTGTTGATCAAACCTTTTCGGGTTTCCATAAGTGGTTCAATGAAAGTAACGTATCCAAAAAACTCTACGATTCGCCCAACACCTGCTGCAATAGAGATGTACACGGGAGCATTAATGTAGTCAGTAATGCCCACAGGAATTAAACCAGAGAATGTGATGGTTGCCATGTCATGCATATTCTCATGCAAGTCAACTGTGACAGATTGAATAGTTGTGTAGTCAACGGATACGCCGCTGAGGATAACAGATACCTCTGGAGAACCTGGGTGTGTACTCTTAAAGATCATGAGGGTATGCGAATAGTAGTTCCTACAGGAATATGATCTGGAAATTTAACATGCGGGTTTAGGTCTGCAATTTGCCAATATTGGGTTGCGTCCCTAAATATACGCACAGCAATCATTTCAAATGTCTCGTTACTAGCAGTTACATACGTTGTATACGAGATGGAACCCATGACTTTACGCACAGCAATAACGCTACCTGTGGCAGTATCTGTTTGAGTGGTGTATCTAGAAGAAGTAGTAAGAGCCATTATGTAGTCCTTTTATACCATCTTAGGAGTAAAACGGTACGTATTTATTTCATTATTAAACAACACTTCGTCGTCTAATACAAATTGTTGTTTTGACTCAGCAGCGGTTCCAGAAGAATCTAAAGTTATTACAACTTTTACTACAACACGATATTTAGCGCCATCCCTGTCATCCCATTTTCTACTGACATCTGGTACTGCCCGTGTAAGTTTCCATGTAAAGCCAAAATCAGCCTCACTTGCTTTATCATCCCATTGTCTTGGATTCCAACGAGACCCTGTATCAAAGTGACCATACACGGCACTAACTCTTTGCGTTAGTATTGGAGTCTTTTTTAAAGCACCTTGGTAATAACCCTGATCCGTGCCACTGGTATGTCCCACGTAGTAGATATCAAGTTCTATTGTTGCTGAAATACCCGTAACCCAACCCTTGTCCATAGCCTCTCTCAAGTCATCGGTTCGTTTTGTAGCCCACCTCAACTCAACAGGGTCCTTGTCTTTATTTAAAAAGTTGCTTGGCTTGATAGCGTCTTTGGCTAAAGAACCTATTCTGTTTTTGCCTAATGCCTGAAATGGAACAATAGTATTAAGTGCTAACACCTCTGCGTCTTGTACTTCGGCTATATCTGCACTAGTTGCATTTGCGTCTCGTAGTGTTGTTGTCAAGAACGTGTCTTTTGCAGCAAACCCAATGTACATTGCTTGCATGTTAATACTTACAGTGCATTGTGTAGGCACCATGGCTATATTAAACTTGTTGAAAGTCACAGTACTAGAAGTGATAAACCCTTCAACCATATACAACGAAGAAAAAACAATGCGCACAGGTTGAGAAATAAGGAAGGCAGAGTTACCGCCCCCTGCACTTTTTAACGTATTTGCTGCAATTGCTGCTGTACCTGTTACTGAAGCAATGTCTTGACCGTCTACAGTCTTTCCCGCTGAGGCTCCAGTATTGCTAGATTCATAGGATTTAACGTTTGCGTCATACTTTTTTAGTATTGACCTTATTAATTCTTGGTTGATACCTTGCCCAATGATGCTGTCAAAAACAAGTAAGTCGGCAAGAACTCCGATCTCATTTGGTTTTTTAGAGTTTCTTTCGGTGCTAACAGTTTTACCAAACCCCGAGTTTCCCGAAGCATCTGTGCGACTTTGTAGTCTTGGGTTACGTGGCTTTATTGGTGGGCTAGTAGCAGTAGTTGCAGACGCAACTTTTCCAGACGCCATTTCTGCTTCTCTGTTTAAGATAAACTCAAAAGCAAAGTTAGCGTCTCCAGGGATAGGAGACACTAGTTGACCTGGATCTTGGTTCATCCAAAATTGAACGTCATTACGTGCCGTAACGGAGCGTACCAAAACGTCAGGGTTGAACTGAAAATGGAATCTTTTGGCACCTAAGTTCTGGGCAGCAGAATCTATGCCATAGGCTTCAGTGATCATACGGATATAGCCACGCTGTAAGTTGTGGGTCGCTCCTGTGTGTGCAGTTGTGTTGGTTTTACCAGGCCAAATAAATTGTGGATTATCCTGATCACCTATTTTGTTAGGTCCTACACCACCCTCATACAGTGAGAAGTTATAAAACTGTTGTGTGGCGTAACCCATTACATACCTCTCAGTGCTGCTATTTTTACTTTTCTTGTAACAATATCAGCAATCTCTTGGGCGATCTTATTCGCATCTGCGGTGTTATTACCTGTGGATTGCACATAGATGTTCGGAGCAATAGTGATACCGCCACCACCGCCACCTTCCATAACTACTGTTGTGTTGCCACCTCCACGAGATGGTCCTTCCATAGGGTCACCCTTAGGACCATACGTACTACTTCTAGGTGTTCCAGGAGGTAAGTCAATTGCTTTAAGTTTTCCAGCAGTAGGCCATGTAATATTTCCTCTTACTATTGATTCAAAACCATCGTGAGCATGAAATTCGTCCAACAAGCGCTTGGCTACTTTTTTCTGGTCTTCAGGTGTTGCTAATGCAGGATTCTTTGCAAAGGCTAATCCACCTCCACGTTTCCAGTTACCTTGGTTCATGGCAAAGCCGCCCATGAGGATGCCGTCCCTATTTTTTACAGTTCTAGTCCAATCGGGTTGTTCATGCCTATGCAACGCTTCTAAATCAGCGTCAGTAAAGGATTGTGGGACAAAGTAACCCCAACCGTCATAGTTAGGAGTTGTGCGGTATTTAAAACCTCTAGGAATAGTTTTTGCGGTAGGGGACGATCCAGCAGTTCTAGATGTACTTCCTGTTGCTGATGATTGAGATACACTACGCAACGTAACCATTCGTCCGCCTATACCACCACCACCTAACTTCATACGGTTTGCGGTACGGTCAAAAGTAATTGAATCTGCAATACCCATTTGAGAGTTTGCCTGTATCCCACCACTACTGCCACCAGTGCTTTCAGCGTTACCTTCAAATGTGGCATCAAACGGAAACTGAGCCGCACCAGAAGGTCCACGACCCCAGATGGCTCCACCCTTTTCATATTCACGGCGGCTATTTGGAAGTTCTGCTGGTTGCACGTGCCAAGGTTCATTGATACTTGCAATGGTCTTAAGACCAAAACGAGCAGCATTTTGTTGAACCCAATTCTCATCAGCCTTGGTTGCATAGTGTAAGTCGGCGGCAAGACCTAATTCGTGCATAGACATTCCAGGTGGAGCAGCATCAGGAACACCCGAATGCTTTTTCCAATAGGAGCCGTCCCAATACACACCTGTCTTTTCAGAAGTCTTAGAGTAACGAGCCAAGAACATACTGCGTTGATCAGCAGATGAACGGAAACCTTGACCAATAGAAACACCTGGTCGCTCTGCCATCATGCTCTTTAGTCGGTCTCCAAACTTACTATTAATGTTTGAAGGGACTCTTGCGCCACCACGACTTCCAGAAGATGTTTGAGTTGCTTTAGAACTTGCTCCCTTTTCTACAGGGTCACCAAAAGGGTTTATAGCACCAATGATTTTACCCAGACCAACAGTAATCGGGTTGCCTCGGGAACTAATTCGTGCTCCTGTGATTGCAGACGTTAGGTCCTCAATCTTCATGGTTAACGTTTCCATTTTTTGGGTGTTACGTTCCATAGACGCATAGTTGTCTTTTTGATTGTTGTAGAAGTGCTCATCACGAAGTTCTTTCTTCGTATCTGTTACTTCTTTTTCAGTAGCAAAGTTCTTATCAATACCCATGGTCTTAAGTTGGTCACGGTTACCAGGGTTATACATACCCGCTTTTCCGCCAGTTTTCTGTTGGTACTGGACGTTAGCCATGGCGTACTGAATGACAACATCTTGCATATCTTCTGGAACACCCATGGCTGTAAGCCGTGCTCTAGTCATAGAGCCAGGTTGCATAGCACCTTTGACGACATTTGGATTAGTTAATCCAGCACCACGAACGATTGATTGAATAACGCTTATTGGAGTGCGCTGTTTACCACCAGGACCATATATTCCTGTACCAAGTGTCATTGTTAAACGGTTATTGGTTTCAGGGGCAGCCAAGTTTGCAATCATGTTATTTACGGTGCCTGTAGACATTCCGTAACCTGTAATGGCTCGGATACCTTCCACACTTGCTGCCATCTTGTTGGCATCTAAACCAGTAGATGCTTGTAGTTGCAGCATTGCGTTAGTGCCACCAGGTCCTAAACGGTAGTTGTTTAATGGTTGCCTAAAACGGTTATAGTTCTGCTGCTGTGTCACACCATACATTTGTTGGTACATAACACTTTGTCGGTCATTGATTAATGCTGATTGGTATCCCCTATCAGTACGGGTATCAATCAGGGAAATGCCCTTGTTAACAACACCCGAAAGTTGCTCAACCAGTTTTGCAGCCGCTAAAGCAGCCTTCCCATAAGGACCCGCCGCCATAGCCGCACCCTGCACCAAAGGGTTATCTAAAGCACTACCACCACCACCAGAAGGCTTAGGTGCTGCACTGGCTTTACTTGATGCAGTAGCGGCAGATATAGCCGAGGAAGTGGTTGTGGATGCACTGGTAGCAGTGCCACTAGATAACCCCGCAATTGCAGAAGTAGTTTTACTTGCCTCAGTGTTTAGTTGCTTAAGTTTTTTGACTTTGGTAGTCAGTTCGTCGTAGGTGGTCATCCACAAACGTGCAACTGACTTGTCTAAACGTAGAGCAACTGTGGCAGTAACCGCAGAGGCGTCACTAGATGCTGGGCGTCCACTAAAAGCACCATCACCTACTCCACGCTCTAATTCAGCCATGTGTCATCAGTCTCCAGAGTTACGCCATTTACCCATGCTTGCCCAGTATCGTCTTTGACGTACTGCCATGTTTTGTATGTCATTGAGCGTGAAGCCCTTGTAAACTGTGGCTATCAAATCGTATTCCCAGTATATATTACTTAGGTTAACCAAATAAAAGGGATGCCCAATCAAGCACGATATTTAAATCTGTTCCACACGTAGCGCATTGGGCATTCACCTCCCCGATCTCAGGTCCTGGCTGGTTGTCCATCAGGAGTTTGACAAGGTCGTTTCTATCCTTCATTCCCAATGTTTTAGCCCATTGCTGGGGGTTATTCATTGGTGGGTATGTGACACAGCGTGCCAACATGAGTGTATTTTGCTCGGCTGTATTCTTTGCTTTTTTAGCAACTAGTTGACTGTCCATTCCATTTGGAAGGCGCATTTTAATAGTTACGCCATCAGCAATAGTGTGCTCTAAAGGAACCTTTGGGTCATGCTCAATTTCCCGCCTTGTGAACTCATCCAA